CTTTGCATCTTGCCCTGCTTTTATCTGGGCTTCTTTTTTGTCTTCCATATTTTTCTCCTGGATTCTATCTGCTTACGCAGGTGTAGTTAATCGCTTGTGTTGATTTTTTTGTCTAGGTATTCCAAAGTAAAATGCTCTGGAACTTTCTTTGTGCCTTTGAGGAACTTGCGTATGATGTCAGGACTATATCCTACCTTACGATAAAACTCCTCGACAGAAAGTCGGTTTTTTAACATAAATGTTTGTAATTCTTGTCTTGTCAAATCGGTTTAGGTTTATCTAATAATGGGTTTTTTTGTTTAAATTCTTTTGCTAAATCTGCATGAGCTAGTCTTACCATGTCATTCATGCAATATCCTAGCTTTTCGTAGTGGTCTAATCTGTCCCAATAGTATTTGCTTCTATGCTTTCCTTCTTCTTTTTTTGAAAGTCGAGACATTTGTTGGTTTACCACCTACCCCTTGAGGTTTAGCTCGTTTTCTAGCAACAGCAGATGCTTTCTGTGCTGCTGTCATTCTTTTAGCTTTCGCTAGTGGTACGCACTTAGGATAGGCACGACCTGACCCTTTTGATCTACCACAGGGTTGATATTTACCATTTTTCTTAGGTGCTCCAATATCTACCCATTTTTCTCTTACCCATTCTCTAAGACCTTTTTTTGCCATTTTTCTTCTTTTTAGGTTTTATACGACCAGAACAAACACCTGATGCGTACATATTTGCATAGGCACTTGGGTAAACTTTAAATTTTCTTTTAGCAGCAGCTTTGCCTTTAGCACATAGTTTAGCCATATCTGCCACTCTTTTGCTTTCTTAATACACCTCTGCCCATAAGAACATCAGCTTTGGTTACTTTTCCATCTTTATTTAAGTCAGGAAAACTTTTTTTCTTTTTCTTTTTCATCATGATTTAGCCACCTTTTTTGCTCGTGCAGACAAGTCTTTGAAATGTACTACAGGTTTCGATGTCTTAGTATGCGTTTTTCCTGTATGTATACTTCCATTAGGCATCTTGTGTACTGCACCTTTAAACTCTTTGCCTGTTTTAAAATAATGTTTGGTTTTTGCTCCCATTAGCATTTACCTGGTTTTTTCTTTTTCTTTCTCATTGGTTTGCCATATGCCATTATAATAACCTCAATATGTCGTTAAATTTATCACTCATCAAAACAAAAACAACGATTGCACCATAAGCAATATATTTAAACTTAAAGATTTCAATCTTAACGTCTTTCATGTCGTCTCTAAGATCATCTATATCTTGTGCTATATGCAATAGATGGTTTGTTTTAATTATGTTTACTTCTTGTTTAAGTAATTCTATTTCTGTTTTGATATCCTTATCGTTCATGCTAGTGGCAACCTCTTGCGTTTAGGGTACATCGACAATGCCATAGCTACAGCTTGTTTTTGTGGTTTACCCTCTTTTTTTAATACTTTAATCTTTTTAGAGATTAGCTTTCTTCTTTCAAGTTTACCATGACCTGAAGTTTTAGGGTAAGCCATTAGCTTGGTCCTATACCAATAGGTCTATTTTGAACTGCTTCTAGGGCTAGTTCTTGCTCGTTAAGTTCAAGCTGTGATTTCTTAATTTGTAAGTCTTGTTGTTTTAGAGCCAAGTCAATAGCAGCTTCTTCTTGTTTTAATTTAAGTTCCTGTGCTTTGAGTTGTGTTTCTATCTCTAATTCTTTAGCTTGTAGTTGTAGTTTTTGTAACTCAACTTGTGCTTTTTGTGCAGCAACCTTTTCTTCTAGTGTTGGCTCAGGTGGTGCTTTTGGTGGCATCATTTCAGGATTAGAAATAAACTGGTCTGTATTTTTATATCCTGCCTGTGCAATATATTCACTTACTGCGTTATATAAATTCTTAGGTGTAACAAGACTACCCATAGCTCCATTTTGTACTAATGTGCCAAGTATCTGCATAATAGATGTCATAGTTGTTGTTTTGGATTGTTGTGATCCACTTCCTACCCCAACATTGACAGTACAATTCAATTTTTCTTTCCATCTTGATACATCAATCGGTACAAACTTGCCATTGAGATAGAAGATTTTCTTTCTATCTTCATATCTTTGGACAAGAGCATAGATATTTCTAAATAAATCTTTGACTCCAGTTTCTGCAAATATTCTTGCAATCAGTTCAACTCGTTGCATTGCAGACTCTGTAGCTGCTGAAATCGCACCTGATGTCACATGTGAAGTTAATACATCAGGATTGAGACCTTGGGTCATTTTAGATACACCACTTCTTTCTTCTCTAATACCATCTAGGTATTGAACCATTTGGAACGCATAAGGTTGAATTTGTGGTGTAGGTAAAGCTGTAACTGCACCTGGTGCTCTCATTCTAACAATACCACCTGGTCTTGATGTTAATAAATCATCAAGTTCTACTTGTCCTGCAAGTACAGCATATCGTGCATTATTGGTTAGATACATGTTATCTAACAAGTTACGCATGATGGTTGACTTAATGAGTTGGATATCTTTGACAGTATCAGCAATACTCATGCCATAAAACTTGTGAGGTATCGGTAATGGACAAATAGCTGAGAAAGGAATCATGTCGATTTCTTCGTTATCTAAGATGTATTGTCCACCTTTAGTAATTTTTCTGAGTTCTGCTATACCATCATTATCGTAGTCGATACGCATATAACATTCATCTATCCAAACCTTTTTGTTGGGTCCTTCACCCTCAGATGGTGGTACTGAGTCATCATCATAGCTAAATCGTGCTAGACGTTCTTCATTTAACTCAGCTTCGCTATTGGCATAGCTTGGTATCTCATTGATGATTTTAGGATCATATCCTTGTTGGACTAGCTCACTTACAGACCTTTTAACTCTATGGCATACAAAGTCTGCATCTTCTAGTGATGCTGCTCTTCGTGAAACTAAAAATTCTTCTGGTGGTACAGCGACTACTCTTACCTGTCCATCAGTATTGGTTTTCTTAACTTTGACATCGTGTTCTACAACTTTCGGGCTAACTAATGTGCCGAAATCATCAGTAACTGCTTTTTGAACAACAACCTCTGTGTGTTCTAGGATATCCATATCATCACTAGCAAGAATGGATTGATACTCAATCTCAGTTAGGTTCGTATACGTTTCAGTTGTAACCTCTGTGCTTTCTTCCCAGTAATGTTTGATTACACCTGTTTTGCTTATAAGGGCATCTTTAAAGGCATCATAGAGGACCTTAAACCCATTATTTTGGCGATTAAATACATAGTTGCAGTAGTTGGTAGCTTGTTGTGCCATTTCAACGTCTTCTGGACCTTGTGGCTCGAATTCAGCTACATTGTTGTGAGTCGTAAAAATACGCATCAATGATGGCATAATGTACTCAACTGTATCTCTGACATCGGTTGTAACGATTTCTGATCTACCATCAATCTCATTACCAAATGGCTCACCCAAATAATATTTCATCGCATCTTCTCTTTGATTGGAGAGTTCGGTGTTTGCGTAACCTGTAGCTCCTTGTATCTCAGAGTTTAGTTGCGAGACTAATTCATCTTCAGTCATTTTTCTTGGTTTTTTTGCCATTCTTTACCTTTAGTGATTGTAATTCTTTTTCCATTTGTTCTAGTCTTTCTTCTAGTTCTTGAAGTTTAAGTGCCATTTGAGCAGGTGATGCTATCAAATTTGCCATTACTTGCCTAATCTTTCTCTTTTAAATTGTTCTGCTCTTGACATAGATGTGCTTCTGCTTGGTATAGGTCTTCTTATCCTTGGACACATTCTATCGGCAAAAGTCCTACTGCCATCAGGGCATATTTTCATTGGTCTTCTCGGTCTCATTGGAGCTTTCCCTGCTGTGCCTGGTCTTCGCATTGGTGTTGTATCTGGCATTATTATCTCCTAAACGATTGCGACATCTGGTCCTAGTCTACCTTTACTATTCCACTTAGATGTCTCTGTTGTTGAATGTCTTAGACTCATAACTGCATATCGTGTAGCAGACATGATGTCATCCTTAATCTTTACTATTTTGCCATCTTTACGATGATATAATCTGTATTCCTCAAACCAGTCATAACAGGTGTTAAAGACCTTAAATTTGCCTTGTTCCATGCGAGATAACATCTCCATAATCCCTGCTTCTACTGAATTACCACCTTTCTTTTCTCCTAAAGCTGGTGGGTTTTCAAAGTGAAAGGGAAGCATATTCACATGAGCTGTACGATATTGCTCAGCTAGGGTAATACCACTTCCTTTATCGTGTTGATATCCATCATGAGGAAAAGCTATGGGTATATAGTGACTGCCTTCACGTTGATTGATATGTGTTGCATGGTAATCAGGTGTTTGTTTTGACATCTTGTAGGTGTCATAGATATACACGATATCCTCATCTCTATCCCATGCTACCCAAACAACTACTGTTGGGTGATCATATCCAAAATCGAGACCTGCGATACGAGGGTAATGAGAGGGTATAGTAAATGGTTCGCAGGTCAGATTATCTTCTAATACCGGAAATACCAGACCACTACCTATCA